ATCTTAACTTGTGAAAGTCTCTTTGATTTTGTGCAAACCTTCCTGTACCGGATGATTTTCTAAACCATTCGTTCTGGATACCTCGCGCCACTTCCATTCCGTAGTCCATGCTAGATTTTGTAGCATCATCAACCGATTGGCTGGGAAATTGGGTAACTTGTCCTGTAGCTTCTGCCATTTCTATTTTATTATTTTACTATTTGATCCTGTGTTATTATATTTAGAAAAACCAAAATCAATCTTTTTAACTTCTCTAGTTGTTTTTGATGCATACAAATGCCTTTGGCAAGCCATTATAGCTAAGCCAGAGCTTATAGATGCATCAAATTTTGTTCTATTATTAATATCAAACCCAGCCCAATCTTCTAATGTTCTTTGGAAATACATTTTTCCATAGTCACCAGATTCTCGCAAACCAACGTGGTCTTCTATATAACTTTCAATTGCAGCAGCATGTGCCTGTTTTATATCTTCAGAAGAGTTTGGTATACCACCTAATTCTTTTTCAGTAACAGATAATTTGCTACGCGCTTTGTCGGGCCTATTCATTGAGTAACCTCGGTAACCCCGTCTTTTAATATGATATAATAATCTAGGCTTATTGTTTTCCGCTAATATAGGCATTCCATAAAATATCATTGCCATCAAAACATCTTCAAAAAATATTTCAGCTGTTTGTGGTCTAGCTATGTATTCTAAAAAAAATTGGCTTGATGGAACTTCTGCTAGCATACTGTAGGCCGTTAAACCGTGTAGTGCTCCATTCGAACCGCTGCCATCAGTTGTTCCGCTAATGTCATAACTATCACATCCAAAAGCTCCCATGTCTTTATTACCAGGATACTTTATGCCATTTTTAACTATAACATTGTTTTGCATGCCTACAGGAGGTATCCAAGACAATCTAAATCTACCACTCTTATTCGGAGAAAATAGAACTTCAGAATCTTTAACTCCATTTTTCCAACTAAATGATCCAGTAGTTATATAACCTTCTTTGGTTAAGTCTTCGTTAAAATCAGTTTGTTCGTATATCTTATTAAGATTAAATAAAGACTTTGCTATTTCATCTCTGAAAGCGTGTTTCTCTGTTCTTGGAAACTGTCTGTAGTATTCATTTAATCCATCGTTATTATCTCTAAGTCCATCTGCTTCATTCTCCCAATGCTCGATAACTCCAGAGTAGATAAGCTCTCCGTCAATTCCTTCGACCGGTTTTTCTGGATTATCGAAGACAGGAAATCCATATTTATCAATGAATCCTTCGTAGTTCCATTCCATAGGTATGAACAAAGAATATAATCCACTAGCAGTCTGCCCATTGCGGTTTCGCTTGTTGACGTCTGAATCATAATATAGTTTTTTAAAATTCCCGCCTCCTTTTTTAATTGCATTAGAGGTGGAACCCATCATGCACTTACCAACTATTCTTGCTCCGAGTCTAAGACACGTTTTCGTGACCCTCCAATTATTGAGGATGTTGTCGGGGCGTTCCCATTTACCTGATTCATCGTGGACAAGGAGTTTAAGTTTCTCCCCATCATACGAGTTGTCTCCCGTGTTCTTCCAATCGATCGTGGTGTCAAGTCCAAGTTGTTCTGTGTCATCCGTCGTCTCCTTAATGGAGTTACGAGTGAGTCTCTTCGACGGGACTTTGTACGATAACTCTGTCTTGGGGCGTTCCATTCCATCCTGGGTTGGTTTAAAAAAGAATGGGTAATTTGTTGATATTGGTACAACCTTGTCTGTAAACATCTTTTTAGCATCTCCACCTGACTTTGAGAGTATCCCAAATCTAGAGTCTCTAGATAATGTAGCCTGGTTAACAGTTTCCGAGCTTGCCATGAAGCTAAAACCGGATCGTCTATTCTTAAGGTAACACATTCCATAACTTCTTGTATCTGCACAGCATGCCTCCCAGAATATGTATAATATCCTATTTGCTTGTCGAAAGTCGGGGAGCCCAACATCAATTTTAGTCCAGTTGAGGTAGACATAATGCGAACCGGTAATGTATTGACTTTTACCGTTGCACATGAACCAGTGACCATCACTACGCTTATTATACTCATTGCTAATATAATCGTAGTACTTTTCCTTAATACTTTCTGGATACTTTTTAAAATCATATAATGTTTTTATTTTCCCCAGCGTTTCAGGCTTTTTAGTCCGTGTAAAAACTTGCTCTTCTGGAACTTTACTATTAGATTCAATTTCTTTTGGTTCTGGTGGTAGTGCTATTTTCAAACCTTGTATAGCATATATTTCACCTATCTGTCCGTTCTTACTTATAACAACGCAATCTAAATCTTCATTAAATCCATATTTGAATGACTTGGATTTATTTAATTTTTTAACATGCTTTTGTTGTAAGTGAGATGTTTGTACTGAGTATAATTGTTGTTTATACATTATTTAACTTGAGACTCAACACCAAAAAAATCATTATTAGTGTCTTTGTTACTCTTGCCTGTAGCTTTAAGTTCTTCTACTTTATCTATCATAGCCATCGCGTCATCCATTGCAAGTCTATAAGCTGAAGCAGATACTTTAACCTTTTCAGGATCTATCTCATCAGAGTTCATTTTTTTATTCATTACTTTTATAAGCTCGTTGATTGAATTTTCAGCGGCTTCAAGTAGTAGTAGTTTTGTTTTCTTTATGTCCATAGTTGATAGTAATGTCTTTTGATAAAATTCTATATAATTTTTTATCTTCTATGTTAAACTCATATTCCGAATTGGGTGTAAACCCAACCACGTCTCCACAGGACAATCCTAAGGAGCTTAAGTAGTCATTTGTATATGTAAGCTTTCCTATTAGCTTTTGTTCGCTATCGGTGCTCCATACGTCTTCATTTCCTAAAGGTTCTACAAAGCAATACTGTATAGGGCAATGCCATTTACCGTTTTGCTTGTATGCAAATATTTGCTCTTCAGAAACTGTGTATGTATCTTCTTTTATATAGTTACCTGAGTTACGTTCGTTTCCCCTAACGTCATACCATCTACGAAATACATTGTGATGTACAATAACCTCGTTCCCGGATTCTATAGGTGTTTTTATATTTATAGGCGCGTTAATTACAGTACCTATTCTGTTAACGAACAAATAATCTCTTTCTGTTATTTCTGTATTAAGAATTAACTCTTTGCTGCCAACAGACACTTTATTATCGTATCGGCTATTTGTTGATATAATATAATTGTATAGTGATCTCATTTAATAATCTAAATTGTATTCTATTGATATGGCCATATTTTTATTAAAGTTTTTCCAAGGTAGCTGCGCTCCTTTCTTTTCAATATATATATTGTAAGACCCATCTTCTTCTAGTATATCACATATTTTGTGACCCCCGTAAACTTCTTGCCCAACGGCATAATGCATAGCTTCATTCTTATAGTCTTGGCCAACGCTTATTTTTCTAATTAATTTCATTTAATTTTTTTTAATATGTCCATATAGTAGTAGATGGTGCACCTGGATAACCAATGCCTAGGTGTATAAACCCACTTTTTCTGGAAATTCCTATTCTAGTAAAACCTATTTTGATAGCTGCTTTAACTAATAAAAAGGTAGCCTCACCTCCAACGCATTTTATATCTACTGCTGCACCATGAGCGTGTTCGCCTGGTTTAGTTTTAGCAGCTTCTATAGGGTGTTCTGGTGATCTATAAGAAGAATTTATAATTATGGGAAACCCATATTCTTTTCTTAAAGCATCCAGCTTACCTAATAAAAGGGGATCCATTTTATCCATGTTCCCTTTAAAATCATCTTTGTCGTTGAAGTATTTTAATTTCATTTATTACTTATTTTTTTGTATATATTTATACTTGTATAAATTATAGTTAATATCAATACCGCGGCCTGTAGCATTGGGTTTAGAGCTACTTCCTGTGTGCTAGCAACTAATGCTGTTGAATTCAATCCGTATACTTTTAAATCTGTAAATGTCATTTATGTTTGTTGTCTCCCATTATTTTTTCAGCACCTCGAGAACCAAAGTAACCTATAAAAACGATAGTTAATAATTCCTTGACCGTATCTAACGATTCAAGTTGTAGTCCCCAGCCAGCAACAAATGCGACTGTAAGAAAGACTAATGTAAGTGGACGAACATTAGAAGCAAGCCAGGAGCCGCTCCTGGAGTCTGCTACCCAACGTCTGGTTATACCGTCAAACTCGTGTATTTCTTGCTCTAATTTTTTAAGAGCAATTTCTTTATCTTCTGTAGGCATATCAGATCCGCCAATAATGGCTTTTATAACATTACCTACGGGGGTATCCCCTGCTATAGCACCAACAACACTAGGAATTTTTTGTAATAAAAACTTCCCAACGTCAGTGTCTTTAAATCTTTTTTTGCTCATCTTTTTTCTTATCTTTTATAATATACCAACCTTTACAATCCTCTCTATATGCCGAGGCATAAGCTAAATACTTATCTAGCTTGTTTTTCCAGTTTTTGTCAATATCGATATTTATTATTCCAGACTTGTAACTAGAAAAGATTTTATTAATCACAATGTCCCCTTCTTTTTTTCTTCTAAAAAGAGCTCTACTTATACTGTAGAAAGAGGAACCCTCAACCCTGTTGTGCACATCAATAGGTTCTATGTCCTTTCCTAAAGCTAATCCGTAAGCAACACTTTCGCTTAGATGGGTTGTATATACTTTTTCAGCATCTACTAGATATTCGTATAAGTCTGCATTCCTAGGTAAGATACTGTCTTCACCAAAAAAATCTTTTAACTCTCCAACTATAGTATGCGTTGTGATGGGGTGGGGTTTAAAATTAACGTTATCCCCATACTTATCTTTGATGTGTCTTAATTTATTTAAACAACAATTTTTTTTAACTTTGTTTGAACCTGGTAAAACAACTATTATTTTTTTAGTTGGAAATTGATCTGTTACCCGGTCCCTACTCTGATACTTGTTAGCAATTTTGTTTTCTACGTTATCTCTAAGTAATTGAGCGTAATCCAATATTTCGCTATCATTATCATAATAAGCTTCTGTTATTTGATCGTCTCTCAATGAAAGCGTCAAAGGCTGCAACATAAAATTAGTTGCATACTCAGTGTAACCCATTGTTTTGAAGTGAGGAGATTCATTAGCGATAACATCGTATGAATGTTCCCACTTGTATTTATTTTTCATTTGATCTATAAAATACCTTTCCACATCTTCCAATCTGTGTAGATTAGAAGCTTTAACAAGTTCAGGTCCTATTCTTTCTTTTAAGACATCAGGATGAAACATTTCCATATATATATAATTTTATTTAATTTAATTCTTCGTTCCGTTTTTTTGCTTTAACAACAACAAAACAAAACTGATCGACCATTTTATGAAACTGCATCGCTAAGGGATCTTTACTTTTTCTTTTCAAGAAGTACCTAAACAGTTCACCTTTCATATATTCCCAGGTTTTGTCATCTGCGTTGTGCAACGCAAGTTCTTCAGGATAACAGCATATGTTGCCGATCATATAAGGTCCTTTAGCACCTTGCATATTAATATTTTCTTGTATTTCTTTATAAAGCTCTATTAAATGTAAAACAGATTCATTAGTACCGGTTGTTTCTATGCATATCCGTACATTTTCTATACCCTTAGTTCTTTCTATAACACTATTAATAGTTTTATATATTCTTTCTTGTTTAGCACCTAGCCTAGCTTTTTCATTAAAAGCTTTTGGTCCATCAATAGAAAATATTAATAGTACGTCGCATTTTAATTTTTTATCAAGTATTTTGTTTAACATTTTGTCTGGAAAAACAGAACCGTTACTTGTTATTAAAAACCTTTCAACTTTATTGTTATCTAAGCCATCTATAATATCGTTTAGCTTAGCATCTAGAACTGGGTTACCACCTGAAATAGCAATATTTTTTGTATCACCAATATAAGGTGTAAGATCAAAGTCATTATCTAATATACCTACTTTTCCATCACCCCATACTTTATCCCAAGTGTGAGATATTGTTGCTGAGCACATTTCACAAGCTAAATCACATCTATTAGATCTAGCTATATATAAATGTTCGAAATGCAAAGGTATAATTTTACTTTTGACCGGTATAACACTTCTGCCTTGCACAGGCTTTGCATTCAAATAGCAATCCTGACAATCAGTAGGTACAATGTCATCCATCCACTGCTCTCTAATATTTTGCATATACTCTTCATTCCAAAATTCTATGTTTGGGAATGACTTTGCGCCTGGTGCCGAGCACATTTTAAAACCATCTGGAGTTATTGCAGGGGATAGAAAAGGAGCTGCACAATATGGGTCAGGTCTGCTTTTGTCTATTTTGCATGCCATATATTTAATTTAATTTAATTGTAAAAGTTAGTTTCTCTTTCTGTCGCTGTTTGAGTAGATATAGTTGTTGATGGATATGTAGTTGATACATCAGTGTTCCACGTAGTAACTGTATTAGTACTTGTGCTGCGATCAGTATTTGTATATAGCGTTGTAGAGCGAGTTGTGTTAGTGCTCCAGTTTGTTGTATAAGATGTAGTTGTAGACGAAGACGTGTTATAGTCCGTGCTAACTTGGTATGATGATGTATAAGATGTAGTATACGATGTCGTATAACTCGATGTATAAGCTGTAGACCTAGTTGTACTGTAACTTGTGCTTCTAGAAGTTGCTCTAGACGTAGTGAAGTACGTAGTAAACGAGGTTGTGTAACCTGTTGATCTGCTAGTACTGTACGACGTAGACCTACTCGTTGATACAGAAAAAGCCGTTGATCTCGATGTAGACCGGGATGCAGTTTTAAGTGTATTACGACTTGTTGTGCGCAAATAACTTGTAGATCTCTGTGTGGTGTAAGAAGTATTTGGCATATCGCTATTCTTTTATGTGGTTGTGAACTAAAACTCCTCCTGCATAAAAAACATCTGCAGGTTCTATATCAATCTCCCATATATTAAATGTGCCAGTTAATTCTTCTAAAGAAGTTATTTCAACAAATTTACCATCTACGTCCATAAAGTGGTCTCCAACTAAACAAGCGTACAATGGTCTAATACGCCAAGCTTTGTGAGGAGAGCCATTGTTACCCCAAGCGCATCGTACAATAACCATGTGATCTCTGGTAGCTTTCAATAAGCCATCATTCACACTTATAATTTTGTCAGATGTATGTGGTTTTAAAACAGTTACTTCTGTTGTTGTAGCAGCTCCGTCTAATCGCTGACTTTTAAAATCCCAAATCTCCTGTTCCTCATCCGTATTGAACCCACCTTCTTTTGAAAGTATAGTAGAGCCTACTTGTAACGTCTCTATTGGCACTGCTTCTGTGGCACTTATTTGGACGAGAGTTCCTTCTGCGAAACATTGAAATCCACCACCGAAACCTCCACCCCCACCGCCACCACCAGATGTGTATCTGGTAGTTGAGTAGCTAGTATTATTACTTACACTTGTTCCATAACTAGTGCTTGCTGTATAATTCCAACTTGTAGTATAACTTGTGTTCCTGCTTCCTGATGTACTATATGATGTAGATCTAGAGGTAGTGTAGCTAGTACTTCTTGATGTGCTTCTTGATGTACCTCTTGATGTTGTATAAGAGGTTGTATAGGCTGTTGAGCGCGTAGTGTTATAAGCTGTTGATCTTGATGTTGACACAGATTCAGTTTCTGAAGTAGTATTAGAAGTACTCACAGAATATGTTGTGTTCCTGGTCGTGGCAAATGTTGTTGTTGTCGAATGAGATGTGCTTCGACTGTAATCTGTTGAAAAGGTTGTAGTAAATGTTGTATACGGAGTTGATACAATAGTATTATAAGTAGTTGTAGTGTTCGAAGAAGTCGACCTTGCTGTTATAGTTACAGGTTCGGTCGTGAAAGACGTCGATATAAGACCTAGTGAGGTCTGCCATTTGTATACTTTTTGGAATCCTATTTGTTTCATAATACGTAATATTCTAACTAAAGTTACCCACATAATTGACTAATACTATTGTTTGACTAACAACAATGTAAGACAATATAGATACATCCCCATTATCTGTTTGAAAAGCAATAGTATCTCCATTAGGCGTTTTAAACACTGTTGGTAGAGTACCGGGTGTAGTTGTTGCTGTGTTTGTAATTATAATTGTTCCAGTCTTACCAATATCACTAGCTGCAACAGTAGGCAGAATAGTCCAAGTCCCTGCAGCGTTTAACTGGAAGTTTTCAGACGCCGCAAATACTAACGGAAATTGGTTACTTCCATTCTTTGCAATTGTTAGTGGCGCGTATGTATCACCTTTTAAAGCGTACCAAGCTGTCCCGTTGTGTCCTTCAAATTCACTATCTGTTGTGTTATATCTCAACATACCCACTGCAGGAACTCCTGGTTTTTGAGCAGTAGTACCTGATGGTATTCTTATTGCGTCAGTACCTGTTATATCTAGGGAAACAGCGGGTGATGTATCATTAATACCAATTCTACTATTAGTAGTATCTAAAGTTATTGGACTAAAGTCAACCGATATTGCGTTCCCTGCACTTATAGCTACTGGAGCCGTGCCTGTATATGTGGTATCTGTATCTGTTACTGTTTCTGTAGCAGTAGCTACCCCGGTAACGTGACCATTACTATCTAAAGTAATGTCTTGTATATATGTTCTACCTGAATTATTAAGGTCTGCGGTAGCCTGCGTTATAGCAGGATGTTCTGTTAAATATCCACCATTAGCATGGTTACCCCATCCAAACGCGGTATTCCAGTTGCTAATTGCTAAGTTAGAGCCAGTTACGGCTCCTGTTGCTGCTATTGTAGAAGAGGCTGTTATAGCCCCTGTTATTTTAGCATCTCCATCAACATGTAACTGATGTGTTGGGACTGCTATATTAACACCAACTTTTCCATCGGCTATAATACGCATTCTTTCAGTGTTGTCGTTGGTACTGAACTGCATTGAGTTATCTGCATTATTATATAATACGGATCCCGCTGTTTGATCAGTTGTGTCGCCAAACTGTATTGTGTTTGTGGCATCAGCATTTGAAGAAAGCCTTAAAGCTGTATCTACTCCAGTTGCAGTGTTAGATAAATGTACCTTAGCGTCTGTAGGCGCGCTTGTGCCAACGCCAACGTTACCATTATTTCTTACTGTAAATATTTCAGCGCTGCTGTTGTTTTTAACTGATAGTATATTAGCAGTTGAAGATACAGCCGTTCCTTTTATATCGAACGTGGCATCAGGTACAGGTCTATTAACACCTATTCTGTTGTTAGCTGTATCTGCTGCTAAATCACCAACTGACTCTGCTCCATTCTCAAACTGAGATGCAGAGGCATTCCATTTAAGTATGTGACCTTCAGCTGGAGCTGTTACGGCTACGTCAACTAAATCACTAATTACATTAGCGGTTACCGTACCACCTAAATTTGTAGCAGCTAAACTTCTAAATGTTCCAGATATTAATATTTTTGCTTGAGCAGTATCATTTAATGCGGATGCATTACCCTTAACTATAACTGCGCCTAAGTAAATAGCTTGTGATGCTGTATTGGTTGCTTCTTGAAAATGTTCCAAAAGGTATCCAAGCTCTGCTTCATCTATACTTACGTAATTTTCTTTTCCATAATAAACAACTACTGTGTTTATATTATTAGGAAAATAGAACATTCTCTGTACAGTATATTTACCACTAGGTACAGCAGTTAAAGTACCATCGTTGTCATATAAGGTAGGATCTATATCTGTGTACCCACCTCCATTTGTTCCGTCATCAAGCGTAAACCCGGACGAAGTGCTTGAGTATCTATTAAATATAACTGATGCTCTAGATGAATCCGTAACTAGTGATGGATTCACAGGATCTGTTGCATAGTTTCTACCTAGAGCAAAAGCTGATCCAGCTGCTCTATCTAGTTTTAAGTTAGCACCATTTGGTGTTACTAAGTGTCCAGATTTTTTTAATGGCCCAAATGTTTCAATGAATTCATTTGTATTGTTATGCCCTCCATAAGCTGCTCTTGGAAAAGTTTTTACAAATCTGATAACATTTTCTGAGTGTATTACAGAACCTAAAACTATATTGTTTCTCCATATAGCTGCACTTGGCTGAGTTAATGTTTGCGTTACAGTACCTGCATTATTTATATATACCCAAGTATTTAACTGTTCAGTATCACCTGTGTTACCAAGTGTATGAGTTATAGTTTGTGCAGCCCATGACACGTTTTTAATCTCAGGATGCGGATTTCCGTTTGATTTGTTTAATACGTTAATAAGGCCATCCCCAGCTGCGATGTCAAATGTAGTCGCTGTGTTGGTTGCCAATACTCCGCCCTTCAGTATACCAGTAGGTACATTTTCTGTTAAAACGTCAATGCTTAGATCATGCCCATCATATCTAAAGTGGAGCGTATCGTGTCCATCTTCAGCTTTGAAATATAATCCATTATCGAAAGCAGGTGTTGAAGTCTGCATATTTGACATCGCTATAGTATCGCCTACTATAAGATCACTTGAAACAGTAACATCATTAGGTAAACCTACTACCCAGGATCTGTTTGCGGCTAAACTCTGAATACCTCCTGTAACTTCAATTTCATTAGTTGTTCCAGATACATCAAGTGTGGTTGTGCTTTCAGCTACACTGGGCTTACCTTGTATAAAAGAAGCTACAGCTGTATCTGTTTCTGTCCAGTTGGATTGAACATTAGCTTCCGCCCCTGTTTCAATGCCTGTTAATTTAGTTCTTTCACTTGCAAGGATTATTGAACCTGAGCCTACAGAGGTTATATCATTCGTTTCAGTAACACTATGGGTTGAAAGATCCGTAATGTCACTTGGTTTGTTCAATATTAACGCGTCTCCGCTTGTTGCAGTCCAATCTGCTTGTACATTAACTTCTGCATTATCTGCAATACCTGTTAATTTAGTATTTAAAGCATCTGTATAATCATTAGCTGAAAGTCCTTTGCCAACTTCGGTTGGTTGTTTAGCAGTAAGGGCAGCTGTTAAACCAGCAATGCTCGCAATATTTAAAGCACTTAGAGTTGATTCGTGTACTTCTATATAATCAACTATTTCTTGAATAGTGTCTAGACTAGTTATATCACTAGTAAGCAAAACATTTATAGCATCTACAGCATCCTTAAGTACCTTACCTTGTGATGCTGATAAAGGAGCAGCATTGTCTGTGCTTAAAAGATTATCTACTATGTCAGAAGCAACTAAAGCGTTACCTATTGCTGTTCTTTCCGCTGCTGTTATAATTGCACCTGAACCAGCACTGGTAATGTCAAGTAGTTCTGTAACATACCTAGAAGCTAGATCTGCCGCTGCACTGTACATAGCTGCAAAATAATTACCAGATGGTTGGAATGAACCAACAGATTCTTTATGGCTTACTGTTAATATGTAGTATTTGTCATTAGTGTAGTCTGCCACTGCGGTAACTGTAAAGATACCAAAAACGTTCTTATTAGTTCTGTCTACTATTTTTATAACATCATTGACCAAAGACAATAAGTAGCCTGAAACGTCAATTCCGTCTACACCTTTCTTAGATAAAATTATTTCAGTAACACTTGAAAATGCAGTTGCATAAGGCGAACCTCCTGTTAAACTTAGCACACCTTGCGGATCTGTGTCGGTTGAAACATAGTTGCTGAAAGTATAAGGAATACCATCAGGTTGGTATATAGCCCCTAAATCATTAATTAGTTGTATTATGCTACTAATTGAAAAGTTTTTAGTGCCATTTGATGCCGAGTCAGTACCTAACACTTTATCACTTGTGCTTAAGCTCGTATCTTGTGCGTATGATGATATTCTAGCCATCTATAGTTTGTCTTTGTTAAATTTGTTTATTGCGTTTGCATATACTTTATCTACATAAGTTTTGCGCTTGCCTGTTTTGCTGCGCCTAGCGTCAATAGGAATATCTTCTTGGCATATTAAAATCTTGTATATTTTGTTAACAAGTCTTTTGCCCCGAAGAGATACTTTGTATTTATTATGATCACCTAAGCGACCATTACCTTTATGTATCTTTTCTACCCACCCTTCTCTTTGTAGTCTGTAAAAGCGTTGACGGTCCCAATGATAATACATCGTTCCGTTTTGAAAATCTTTTATTGTAAAGTATTTTATTGGGTCTAGATAAAACAACAACTCTAAGTCTGAAATAGACATATCGTTTTCTTTGCAAGCCCAACGCGAAACAAGTCTATAGTATTTAAGAAAGTCAACTTTTAGTTCTCCTCGCTCTAAAAAATCTGATCTATCCATTACAACACTATAATAACATCTTGCTCTTGTATAACTTTAAATATTTTTTGTTCAATCTC